TCAGTCTTCATGCCAGGCCATGACTTTGAGACGGCCAAGCCTACAGGCAAGATTGACTACATTGATCATGAGCCAAATCCACAGTGGCAGACCATTCACAAGGTCAGAGAGGTTGATCATCTTCATTGCACCTTCTTGTACCGTGCTGGGATTTATGACTACAACCTAGGCTTGTCCCGCGTGGCACATCGCGAAGAGACGCTATTCAGTTGGGGTTTGAAGCTTAAAGGCTACAAGCTGCTGGTTGTACCCAATGCAGTGACCTGGCACCTGAAAGCGCCATCAGGTGGTATCCGCATGGATAACAACGATCAATTGTTTGCGCATGATGAGCAGATCTTCCGCAACACGATGGCATTCAGAGACGCAACGATTGTGGTGCTTAACAACGGCATGGGCGATCATGTGGTCTTCAAGCATGTACTGCCAGACATCAAAAACCCAGTCGTGTTTGGCTGCTATCCTGAGATCATCCCGTGCAGGTCCATCGCTGAGGCCAAAGACTTATTTGGTGACATCGAAATGTATAACATTTATGCGAAAATGGACCGTTGGAAGTGGAAGTCAAGCCTTGAGTCAGCTTACCGAAAGTTGTACTTATGATTGTGATCGCACCCTTTGCCAAGAAGCTATCCAACGGGAAGAAGAATCCCAAGGATTACCCATTTTGGGAGGAGCTTATCCCGATGCTGCCCAAGCCTGTGGTGCAGGTGGGGGTTGAGGGTGAGCCGCGGTTGGTTGATGACTTTCGCAAGAACCTGCCACTCAATGCTTTGTGCAATCTCATCCGCGAGTGCGATACCTGGATTTCATGCGATAGCTTCTTGCAGCACTTTGGGTGGGACTTGGGCAAGCCTGGGATTGTGCTGTGGTCAGTATCGGACCCCAACATCTTTGGCCATTCTGAGAACATCAACCTGCTCAAGGACCGCGCTAATCTCGTGCCAAACCAGTTTTTGTGGTGGGACTGCTATGAGCATGACCCCAACAAATTTGTCGCGCCTGAAGTCGTTTTAAAGGCAGTGAAAAGCCTTTTGTACCTTGAACGCGCAGCCTAAAAATGATGAAATTGCTGATCGGAGGTAAGCGTGCCAGCCACTAACTACACGCCCATTCAGTTTTACCGCAGCACGACCTCGGGCAATATTCCGAGTGCTGCCAACCTGTCTCCAGGTGAATTGGCGCTGAACATTGCTGACACCGACATGACGATGTATTTCGAGAATGCATCGGGTGTCGTCAAGCGCTTTTTCAACAATCCTGCCGAGCTTAAGTACCCTACGGCTGACGGTACATCAGGCCAGGGCGTCAAGACTGATGGCTCAAAGACACTGTCCTTTGGTTCTTTGGCCAGCGCTGCCATTACCAATAACACAAGGCAGGCTGTTACTTCATCGGCCACTACAACGATTGACTTGGCAAGTGGTCAGGTGATTGACCTGACAATGGCCGCGAACATCACGACGCTGTCATTTACGAATGTGCCAGCATCAGGCACACCTGTGCTTGTGCAGATTGTGGTGAAAAACGCCTCAAGTGGCACGGCTTACACGATTGCATGGCCTAACAGCGTTTACTGGAGTGGTCAGTACACAGGCACGACCATTAGCAATGTGCAGACCGCACCGACGCTTGCATCAGGCGCAAATGGCGTCACAACGATTGCACTGCTTACTACTGATGGTGGCACCAAGTGGCGTGGGTGGGTGGAATCCTTAATCCCTGGTGGAACATCAAACGAACTTTATGCTTGGGGCGCAAACGCAAATTCGTCCCCTACTGGCGGTAGTGGCCGTTTAGGTTTGAACGATACAATTAGTCGCTCTTCTCCTACACAGGTCGGATCTTTGACTAATTGGGCGTCAATTGCAGGCTCAACCGTTTTTGGGGCTGCAATTAAAACCGATGGAACGCTTTGGACTTGGGGTTACAATGCAAATGGGGAATTAGGACAAAATAATAGGGTATACACATCCTCCCCTGTGCAAGTAGGCGCATTAACAAGCTGGTCTAAGATAACAACAGGAAGAAAGCGTTGTCTGGCATTAAGAACAGACGGTACGATGTGGACATGGGGATATAACAGCTATTACGGTGCGCTAGGGATAGATGTAAGAGGTTCTAACCGTTCTAGCCCAGTTCAAATTGGCGCTTTAACAACTTGGTCAGAAATTGCGTGTACTAGTTTATCGGCATTTGCAATCAAAACTGATGGCACTTTATGGTCATGGGGTAGAAATAACTATGGTCAATTAGGCCAAAATGAAAACAATACGGTACCAAGATCATCGCCCGTTCAAGTTGGTGCGTTAACAACTTGGTCTAAGTTATCCATAGCTGGGGGGGATAGCAACCACATGCTTGCTATTACAACCTCAGGCTCTTTATTTTCCTGGGGTTACAACACTCAAGGTAATCTTGGCTTGAACGATATCGTTCACAAATCTTCCCCTGTGCAAGTTGGGGCGCTTACTACTTGGGCATTTATAAGTAAAGGGAATCTTCATTCTTTAGGGGTGACCACAAGTGGAACATTATTTACCTGGGGATTTAACAGTAATGGTCAGCTTGGACACAACGATATTACAAATCGATCTTCGCCAGTTCAGGTTGGGGCTTTGACAACATGGTCTAAAGCTTATGGCGGTGGAAATTTTACTATTGCCAATACAACTGGCAAAGCAATGTTTGCCTGGGGAAATAATTTTACTGGACAGCTTGGATTGAATGATTTAACAAATCGATCTTCGCCAGTGCAAGTTGGCTCCGCATCAATTTGGTCAAAGTTAAGCCCGTCAGGTAACAATGCTTGGGCAATAACTGAAAATACGATTAGTCCAGCGTAATCTGAGGTCATCATGCCAGCAACAAATTACACACCTATTCAGCTTTATCGCTCAACGACTTCAGGCAACACACCCCTTGCAGCCAATATGTCTGCGGGTGAGATTGCACTGAACATCGCTGATAACGATATGTCGATGTGGATGGAAAACGCATCAGGCACTGTGAAGCGTTTCTTCAACAATCCTGCGGCACTGAAATATCCGACGGCTGATGGCACTTCAGGCCAAGTCATTGTGACTGATGGCTCAGGCAACTTGAGCTTTGCCACCCCTGCTGGTGGTGCCCTGACTAACAATGTGCGTCAGGCTGTGACTTCATCGGCCACGACCACACTGAATCTAAACAGTGGCAATGTCATCGACTTAACGATGGCAGCAAATATCACGACACTTTCGTTTACCAATGTGCCTGCAAGTGGCACACCGATCCTCATTCAGATTGTTGTCAGGAATGCTTCGGATGGTACGGCTTATACCATCACATGGCCAAATAGCGTTTACTGGAGTGGGCAGTACGCTGCTACGACGATCTCCACGGTACAAACGGCACCAACCCTAGCTACCGGCGCAAACGGCGTGACGGTTATCGCTCTACTTACAACGGATGGTGGCACCAAGTGGCGAGGCTGGGTTGAGGCTACGATTCCGGGTGGTACTGGCGGCGGTTATTTGTGGGCTTTTGGAGCGAATGACTATGGCCAGCTTGGTGTAAACAGCAGCACAACTGGTGCATCTTCTCCTGTGCAAGTAGGGTCTTTACAAAACTGGGCTTTAGTAAAATCGGGAGGTAAAAAAGCTCTTGCAGTCAAAACAGACGGCACACTATGGGCATGGGGTAGAAATTACCTTGGAGCATTGGGCCAGAATAGTACGGTTTACTTTTCTTCTCCGGTTCAAATCGGATCTCTTACTAACTGGTCAACTTTTGCGCAAACCAACGGAGGTAGTAGTTTTTGCGTAAAAGCAGACGGAAGCTTGTGGGCATGGGGCAGGAATAATAACGGTCAGTTAGGCTTAGGCACCACGACAAATGTCTCATCGCCAATACAAGTGGGATCGCTTACTGACTGGTTAACTGTATGTCCTAATAAAAATAATACAACATGTATTGCGGTTAAAACAAACGGCACATTGTGGGCATGGGGTTCAGGTATTGGCGGTGGGTTGGGTTTGGGTGATGCAACTAGTAGGTCATCGCCTGTACAGGTGGGCGCATTAACGGATTGGACTGCTAAAATAGCAGGCAGTGAATATGGTTGTTTTGCCATAAAAACAGATGGGTCTTTGTGGTCTTGGGGTTATGGCGCAGGAGGTCGATTAGCAAATAATAGTATTTACAGCCGTTCCTCTCCCGCTCAGATTGGTGCATCGACTGATTGGGCATCAGTAGCCTCTGGCGGAGGTTTTTCTATGGCTATAAAAACTGGTGGAACATTGTGGGTTTGGGGCAAAAACACTGTTGGCCAGCTTGGTCTAAACAACACAGCCTATACATCTTCTCCCGTTCAAGTAGGCGCATTGACTGACTGGTCTAAAGTAGATGGTGCTACAAACAGTTGTACGGCTGTAAAAACTAACGGAACATTATGGTCTTGGGGAAGAAACAATTATGGCCAGCTTGGACAGAATGATACAGCAAATAAATCTTCTCCTGTGCAAGTTGGAGCTTTAACCACATGGAGCGTGCCTAATTCGGGAGGTACTTTTTCTACTCCTTTAGTTGGTGTTCAAACAATAAACCCCGCATGATGCACTTTCTATCTGGCTTACCTCGCTCTGGATCAACGGTCCTTGCCGCGATCCTGAATCAAAATCCCCTAGTGCATGTCACACCAACATCAGGGCTAATTAGCATCATGGGTGCTGTGGCTGAGAAGTGGGAGCGTGATGAGTCCATTCATGTCCAAGGTCGCAATGACGATGACATGGTCCGCATGCT